ATGCAAGAAGCTCAAATTGCAGAAAAACAAGCAGAAGCTATGCGTAAACAAGCAGACGCTCAAAAACTTCAAGCAGAAGTGGCTAGAATCGGTGCGGACATGGCCAATAAGAACGTGGCTACGCAAAATACAGCGCTCGATGCTGCAAGTAAAATTGCATTAGCACCATCTATCACCCCAGTTGCTGATACTCTTCTCAATGAAGCAGGTTTTATGGGCCGCACTGAAAACGAATCAATGCAGGCTCAATCTGCTAGAATCGCACAAGAAGAAGAGCAGGCAGCAATGGAACAACAAGCCTTAGCAGAGCAGCAGGCTTTAGCGGAGCAACAAGCGGTAGCCGAACATGAAGCCGCCATGCAACAACCACCTTTACAACCCTAGGAGTAGGAAATGACAGAGAAAGATATACCACGAATCACACCGCAGGACATTGAGGACGCTATCGAGTATGAAGCGTATTTCAGCGCTTCTGATGGACTTTTGGGCCGTGAGTTTATACAAGCTCATATTGAAGAAAAAAGAAAAGGCGAGGATTACGCTTTTAATCTAGACGAAGAAGATGAAGAGCCTGGCCACTTTCCGCTTGAGCGTCTAACATTTTGCGTGCTAGTCTTGAAAAACGGCTTTACAGTACATGGTCATTCAGCATGCGTTAGCCCTAAGCTATACGATTACGAAATCGGTAAGAAGATAGCACGTCAAAAAGCTGTGGATAACTTATATCCATTATTGGCATTTCAATTGGCCACTACATTAAGTAACGAGCAGGAGTAAATCATGATTTTAGAAGAAATCGCTAAAGCCACAGGCTATTCAGTGGATGACCTTGAGAAACTGACAGACCAAGAGCGAAAAGACTTGATTGACGGTGAAGAGTTTGACGAAGAAACCGAAGTAGAGCTAGACCCTAACACTGGTGAGCCAGTCAATGAAGATGGTGAAGCCGAGCATAACAATGAATCTGAGCAAGAACCAGAGCCTGAACCTACAAGAGATGATGGCAAAGAGCCTAAGCCAGAATCTAAAGAACCAGAGGTTGAGCCTGAAAAAGTAGCTAAGCCCACACCACAAGCGCCAGTAACTCAATTGCCTAGCGATTATGACGAGCAAGTCAAAGCTATTGCAGACAAGAAAACAGAAGTTTTCGACAAGTTTGAGAATGGCGACTTAAGCGCAGCAGAGTATCACAAACAGCTTGATGCGATTAGCAAAGACGAGCGAAAGCTTGAACGAATCAAAGAACGTGCAGAGTATGATTCTCAACAAGCTCAGCACAACTGGGCAAATATCACAGTAGCAGGCTTCTTAGCTCAAAACCCACAATACCAAGGCAATCAAGGGTTACTGAACGCACTGGACATGGAAGTAAGAGCATTACAAAGTCAATCAGGAAACATGTTTGACCCTAGTCATCTAGCTAATGCTCACGAGCGTGTGAAAGAGCAGTTTGCTCCTATGTTTATATCAGCAACTAAAGCGCCTGCAAAAGAACCACGCACAGCGCCAAGTCTTGCTAACACGCCTGCGTCAGATATTGACGAGCCAAGCTCAGGTGAGTTTGATTATCTTGATAGGTTAGCAACATCAAACCCCATCAAATACGAAGAGGAATTGCTTAAACTTCAAAGTGGCAGCCCATCTAAGTATGAACAATACATGGCTTCTTAATTATGAAAGAGCAATCTACCCTGATTCTTGACTTAAACGTAGGTCAGACTTTGAAAATAGGCAATAACGTTACTGTTACGCTTGTCAAAAAGACAGGGCAGCTTGCCCGACTTGCGATTAAAGCAGATAGGAGCGTACCTATCGACAGAGTTAATCAAGAGCGTAAATGATTATGTATTGCCACCGTGTTGCTAAGCACTCAGCCGATGTGACTGATTTTCTAATAGTGTACAGAGAAAGCGTTGTGCCTAATGGAGATTCAGTCACTGAGGTTTCTGTTAATAGCGGCACATTGACTGTTGAAGCTAGGATAAACGGTGATAGAGAGGTTGTTATTATAATGGGCGGAGGTCAGTCAGGAACGGTTGAATTAATCAATGTAAAGATTAAGACTGAAAGAGGGCTGATTAAGAAAGACTGTATAAGAGTACAGGTGGGATAATGGCAGGACTGGCAGGATTCGAACCCACAACCTAACGGCTTAGAAAACCGATGCTCTAATCCATTGAGCTACAGTCCCGAATTTGGTGTCCCCAACTGGACTTGAACCAGTGACCAACGAATTATGAGTTCGCTGCTCTAACCAACTGAGCTACAGGAACAAAAAAGGGTATGCTTGCCTACCCTTAAGCTAATTCAATAATCAGCGCAGCTAATAAAGGACATTTCTATGAGCAAAACTCTAAATATCCGCAGAACACAAACAATATATCACATTCAACTATCACAATATCCATTTTGTTGCAATAATAGCAATATAATGAAATAATATATATATCAAATCGTTATGCGCAGGATGTGCCTAATTTTAGTTAATAACTCTTAGGAGCTTAAATTATGGCACGCACTGTTGTTCCTTTCGGCGACCCAAAGGCAGTAAAAAAATGGTCCGCTTCTCTATTTATCGACACTTGCAAAAAGTCTTACTTTGAACGCAAGTTTATTTCAGAATCTGATAACGCTGTCATTCAGCGATTAACTGACTTAGACTCAGGCCCTGGTGATGCCATCAGCTTTGACTTATCAGTACAATTGCGTGGTAATCCTACCTATGGTGACAATGTTGCAGAGGGTACTGAGGAAGATTTAAAATTCTTCACCGACCAACTCTACATTGACCAAATGCGTAAGCCTGTATCGGCAGGTGGTAAGATGACGCAAAAGCGCACAGCACACAACTTGCGTACTGTCGCTAAAGACCGTCTATCTGATTACTGGGCTAAGTTTACGGACGAAATGATGTTTGTATACTTATCTGGCGCACGAGGTATGAACGAAGATTACTTCACACCGACAAAATGGTTGGGTCACGCTAACAACCCAATCCAAACGCCTGATGATGACCATATCATGTATTCAGGTGGCGCAGAATCTAAAGCTACTTTAACTGCTGACGATACTATGAGCCGTGAAACAATTGAAAAAGCAGCCGTTAAAGCTCGCATGATGCGCTCTACTGACCCTGAAAACGCTACCGTGTTACCTGTGAAAATCAATTCTGAGGACCATTACGTTTGTGTGATGACCCCATTTGATGAACACTATCTACGCACAAGTGACGAGAAAGGTTGGTTGGACATTCAAAAAGCAGCAGCAGCAGCAGAGGGTCGTAATAACCCATTGTTCAAGGGCGGCTTAGGCATGATTAACAACGTAGTGCTTCACTCGCACGAATCGGCCATTCGATTCAATGACTATGGCGCAGGTGGCGACTTAGACGCTTCACGCTCATTGTTCATGGGACGTCAAGCAGGTGTTATTGCATACGGCTCAGAGGGTGGTTCTCGCTTCTCATGGAAAGAAGAGAAGAAAGACTACGGTAACTTAAACAACGTTATCGCAGGCACTATCATTGGCGTTAAGAAAACTCGATTCAATAACAAAGACTTTGGTGTTATTTCTATCGACTCTTTCGCTAAAGACCCTAACAAAGCTTAATAAATAAGGGGGGGTAAAACCCTCCTTTTGTTACTGTATTCAAAATTTTATAGGAGTCATAAAATGGCTATCGTTCAAACAGAATTAGCGTCAGGTAAGCTGCAAGCACCGCAAAACTTCACTAGCGGCTCTATGTCAAGCTACCTAGCTCAAGTAAGCGTCACCGCAGCCAATGGTGATATTGTCGAGTTAGGCCCATTGCCAGTGGGTTGTCGATTAGTTAGCGCCAAACTCTTAGGTGGTGATGCGTCAAATTTAGGTGGTTTAGGTTTAATGAGTGGTGACGCAGGTTCACAAGACCAAGACCGCACTATTGATGTTGAAATTACTGAGGGTGAAGAGTACACAATCTTGCCAGAGCAATACGCACGAGGTATTGGTGCTGTAGCAAGCGAAGCTATCACGCCAGATAGTGACATCTTCTTTGAAGTGGTTTTTGTTCAACTGTAATAAAACCAATGGCTAGGACTTTATTTGTTCTAGCCATTAATTTGAATTAATAAAAGGAATTACTATGGCGGTCTTAGAACTTTTGATTAAGCGCAAAAATGGTACTAAAGTTACTATTGATGGCTCTACTTATCACTTTAAAGATATTGGCAATGGTAAGCATGTTGCGGAAGTAACTAAGCAAGAGCATATCAAAAAGCTATTGGCTATCCCTCAGTACAAAATCGAAGAGGATCAAGTCATTGATGACGAGCCTAGCAATGATGAAAACAACATTGTTGATGGCTTTGAAGATGATGACGTTATTACGATTAATGATGACGAGCTTGATGCTGTTGACGAAGAACCCGAAGAGCAGCCAAAGCCAGTAGCTAAAAAGACTACCGCAAGAAAGACAGCGAGTAAGTAAGCCATGCCTATACCTGTATCTGAAATTCTCAACAAGTCCTCAATCATTCTAAATGACGAGGATTATGTGCGTTGGCCTAAGGACGAACTAATAGGTTGGTTGAATGATGCTGCAGGTGAAATAGTCATTAGGCGGCCACAAGCACGTCTAATCGTTGAAGATATGCAATTGGAAGCAGGTTCTTTACAAAAGCTACCCATTGAAGCTGTACAGCTTATTGATGTCGTTCGTAACGTGCCTGGCCGCTCAATATCAAGAGTTTCTAGGCGATTACTTGATGACCAACAGCCTGACTGGTATGACATGAGGGCTACTAAGCGTATCAAGCACTTCACAATCGAGGAAGAAACACCCACGCACTTTTATGTCTACCCTCCTGCAAGTGATAATCTAACGGTTGAAGTAAGGTATTCATCAAGGCCGCCGCACGTTCAAAACGATACTGAATCAGTGGACTTAGACTACGCATACATAGGTCCTATCATTAGCTACATTCTGTATCGTGCCTTATCAAAAGATAGCGAGTACGCTAATGGCCAAATAGCAATTATTCACTTTCAAGCGTTTAGTGAAGCCATTGGCGTAAACAATGCCATGACACAAGCGCTCACAGCTAACGCAGGAGGTCAGTAATGAAAGACATTGAGCTAATGCTACCAAGCGTGTTAACTAAAGCGCCTACATGCCCTGAGCCTACCGCTATAGCAGCTATCAGACAAGCAGCTATCGAGTTTTGTGTAGCAACAAGAGCATGGCGAGCATATGACGAGTTTGAAGCGACTAAAGACAACTGTTCTTTCGTGTGCGCACCGACTAACGGTGAAGTGTACGAATTTGAATCAGTGCTGTTTAATGGTAAGCACTTAGAGCATATTTCAATCACTGAGCTTGAAAAGCTTATGCCTGATTGGAGAACAAGAGAAAACTCACCAAATTACTATACGCAAGAAGCATTTGATACGATTACTATCGTTCCTAAAGATGATGGTCATGTGAAAATACACTTGTTTGCAAGGCCCTCAGAAGAAGCTGAGCAGCTGCCTGACTTCTTGCTAGATAAGTACCGACACATACTTGCTGATGGTGCGTTATCACATATACTAATGATTCCTGGCCAACCTTTCTTTAGTGCAGAAATGGCAGGATATTATGCGGTAAAATTTCAACGTGCGCTTGATAGGCACTTTAATTTAAACGTGCGTGGACAGCAAAGAGCGCCAACTCGCACAACACCACAATATTTTTAGGAGTAAATCATGTCAGCAGCTTCAGATTATACAGAAAAGAACGTACTCAACTCCATGTTGAGAGGTGTAACCTACCCTTTACCAAGTAAAGTGTTTGTTAGCCTACATACAGCAAACCCCACAGATACGGGCGGTGGCGAGGTAACAACAGCCAATTGGCCCGCTTACGCAAGGGTTGATGCGGCTAGTGGTGGAGCTATTGCGACAGGTTGGTCAGTTCCTGCCGCAGGTACAGGTGGTACTCAATTGAGCCGAAACAACAACCAAGTGCTTTATGAGGGCATGAATGGTACTAACCCAGTTACAGTAACTCATTGGGCGTTGTATGACGCAGCTACAGGCGGTAACCTTTTATGTCATGCGCCATTAAATACATCACGAACCTTGCAGCCAGGTGACGTGTTTATTTTTGACAGAAACTCTATTGAAATCACTATGGCGTAATGAACTTTTATGCCATTAACGTTGCTCCCATCAATGGCGATGCAGGGCAAATATATTATGGTGAAAGTAATGCGTATCTAGTACTACAAGCTGATGCTAACTTAAAGCAAGCAGCAACAGCTAGTGTTACGGCAAACGCATTACTAACCGCAAATGCAAAATCAGGGCGAGCTATTTACGCTAATGGCTCAGCCCTTTTGTCTTTGTCGGCTCAAAATACAGCACATCATGTGCAAAACTACAATCAAGGTAAAGCAGGGCTAGTACTCAATAACTCAGGAAAGAGTAGTGATGTCTTATTTGGCTTTGGTGTTGGTGCGCTTAATCTTAATTCTAAAAATACATCACACCATGTAAATACTAAAGGCTCAGGAAAATCAAATTTAATCTTAAATGGTAGCGCTAAATCTGCATTGGCTTTATTCGCTAAGGCTAATGCCGACTTATCGTTAGGCTCATTAAATACAAAGCATCATGTAAACACATATGGCGAAACTGAAGCTTATATGTTTATCATGGCATTGGCTAATCACGCAAACCTAGTTTTTGCTAGTGCTAAAGCTAGTTTAGAGTTAAATTCTAATAGTCCTAAGCCATTAATACATCAATATTCAAGCGGTATATCAACCCTTGAATTATCTTCAAAAGCAATATCATCATTACTAAGTAATGGTTATGGTAAAGCTGATGTTTCTTTACAAGCAATCAACTCAAGCCACCGTGTAATTATCAGTCTTAGCGGAACTTCAAGATTATCGCTTGATTCAGTTGCCAAATCAAAAATAGCAATAACTGGGAGTGTATTTTCAACACTTTTACTAAGAGCTTCTGCGCTTATTGGAAAAGTAAACTATGGTCAAGTTTTGGCTAATAATGTATTGAGTACAAATAGACCTTTGCATTATGTTAAAGCTTATAGAAGTGGAGTATCAAACCTTAGCCTTATGTCCAAAGGTCAAGGCTACTCATTAATAGGTCTTAGCGGCCAGTCTAAGATGGCATTAAACTCATTGGCCAATGGCATTAAAGCCATAACAGCCAAAGTACAGCCTACTCTTAAGCTAGATACAAATAGACCTAATCACTACATAGAAGTACACCAGTCAGGCTTATCAAGCTTGAATTTGGGCGCTATTGCAGATTACTTAACACCTATAACAGGGAATGGGGTTGCTAATAATTTACTTAAAGCAAATTCTTCTTATTATGTTCAAATATACCTAAAAGGAATTGCTAATAACAGATTAAATGCCAACGCCAAAGAGCAAATAGCTATAACAGGCGATACTTTGGCAAGAATGATTCTACTTGCTAAAGCCAATGGTGAAAGAGCGCACTTTGAATATGGCTTAGCTGAGTTAAGATTAATATCTAGAGCCGCAGGTAAGGCAGTTATATACCTAAAGGGGAAATCTAATATAGTTTTAGGTGCGTTCAATCTAAATTCAATAATAGCGCCAACAAGCAAAGGACTATCTGAGCTAGAATTAAAATCAATAGGTAATGAGAATGTAATATTTAAGCCATCAGTACGCTCAAATCTTGAATTAAAAGCTATTGGTAAATATAGCAATTCAATACTAGGCCATGCTATTTCAGAGCTTCACCTAGTATCAACAGGCAATGCAGTTATTGCGACAATTGGTGATGCTGCTCCATCAAGAATTAATATGCTTTCATCAGCAACAGGAAAGGTTCATATTTACTTGTTTGGTAAGTCTAGCTTAAAAATGCTGTCAAATGCTCATTTAAGTATCATTCTTTATGAGCATGGATTAGTTGAAATTTCATTAAACGCAAAGTCAAGTGGGAAAATAGCCATGTTAGGAAGCGTAGAATCTTTATTTGAATTAATGGCTAAGGACGGAATACCTAACCCACCAATAGCACCAATATGGTTTAACGATGCTCATAGGTCAGCTAGGCTTAAAGAACCAACAGAAAACAGAAGTTTTGTCGTTCCTAAGGATAGAGGTAAAATGACAGTTACTGACAATCAATCAATTAGAATACAAAGGGAATAACATGTTAGGTATCATGGCCAAACAACCAATAGACAACCTTGATTACGATATTGATTTTGCACCTTGGTTGCCAATTGACGATAAAATCATAGGAATAATCACAAAAGTAGAGCCAGATAATGAAAATGGTATCAAGGCGCACTCAGCAATGATTTTTCCTGACGAGCCTAAAGTTAAAATATGGCTAAATGGCGGTGAAAACGGTATAACATATAAAATAACAGTGACCGTAAACACCGAATATAGCCGAATCAAAGAAACTGAATTTAAAGTAAGAGTGAGAGATTGCTAAGATGGGTACTAAATTAACTAATAACGCTACAGGCAGATTAGCAGTTTCTCTTACTGCCGCATCAACTCAATTATCAATGGTTGTAGGCGATGCTGTTAAATTCCCTACAATCGCAGCAGGTAGCGGTGATAACTTTCCTCTAACAGCAGTCAAAGCTAATGGTGAGCTAGAAATCATGCTTTGTACCCTAACTAACGGTAATGTATTCACCGTTCAGAGAGGTCAAGAGGGTACGTCACCTAAAGCGTTTAGTGCAGGTGATAGGATTGAATTAAGGCTTACAGCAGGTACGGTTGACGGCATGATTGATGACCGTATTGACGCTGCTATTGAGGTTGTATTAGACGACTTAGGTACGGCTGCTTATAAAGATGTCGGAACGAGTTCTGATAATGTAATGGAGGTGGGAGCAGGTGGTTGGCTATCAACAATAGGTGATAATTTAGAAACATTAGATAGTAC